TGCACGAATTGGCTATTTAGGTGCGAATTAGCCAATCCTAGCGCGGTATCAGTCGAGGCGCGTAAATAAGGGTTTGTATCAGGCGTAAGCATTTGCCCGCTCGCCGTTGGCTGTAAGTAACGATACGCCGGATTAGTGTACACTTCTTGACCAGAAGCAAACGGCGTTAAATACTGATTCGCGGGATTGGCATTGTATTTGCCTGTAGCTAAATCCGACAAAATACCGAGTGATGGATTGGTGTTTGTGGCTTGCCCACTAGCGATATTTGTTAAATAAGGATATGCCGGATTTTGGTTAAGCAAACTCGGACTTACATATCCTAAATAGGTATTATTGACTGCCGGAATCAGCGGACTGCCCGCTTCCGCTTGAGAGATAGAGCCGGTGATTCCTTCGTTCTGCGCGGCGGTAAATGGCACCTGCACGGCGGCTTGAAGGTTCGGGCCACCTTGGTCATATAAAGAGCGGGCTTGCTGAAATCCGTAATCTAAATAAGGTGCTTGAACTTTCCACGGCCCTTGATCGACGGTTGTTGTAGTCGTTTTTGAACCACCACCTTTCCCACCACCACCGCAAAGCGCGACCGGCCCCTCGTAATTATACGAATCTTCATATAAAACATCGCCTGTAGCAATGTCAATGCAGATTTCGTTGTAAACTTTCATTTACAGATTTCCTCATTATTGTATAGGGCGTATAGAACCCACGCTTGGATAAAAGGCGAGTCAAGCCGGGCCGAACGCAGGCATCTATAGCATCCGCCCCGATAGCAGACGCATATTCTTCCATTGTAAAGATAAGCGTATCTAGCCATTCTGAAATCTTCGCCCCACCTACTGCAATCACTCGAACGATTCCGCGTTGTGGGAAATATATTGCTTCTGTTACGACGCTTGCATGATGTTCGCGCATCTCATCGAGAACCACCCAAAACACAAACACGCCCTCTTGAGCCAGCCCTAGTGCATCATCCACCGTCAACTCACGATCAGCATGGTCAAACGCCGGGGCTAAGTGTTTCCGCAAAGCTGTTTGGTGCTCGTTAACTTCTTGCGGATACAAGTAAACTACTGAATACTTATTCACTTGGAGTGCTCGGAGGTGGTGGAAGTTCCGCCTGCTGCGCCGTTTGTTGCGCTTTATTAGCCGCATCCAACGCCTGCTGCGCCGTTTGTTGCGCTTTATTAGCCGCATCCAGCGCCTGCTGCGCCGTTTGTTGCGCTTGCTGAATACCTTCATTCAACGCGCGAATAACCGTTTCCAAGTTTTTTTCTAGTAAATTATTTTGAACCGATAGCTGCCTAAGCCATTCTTGGTGGTCGGTATAGTATGGATAAACTGCCATTAGCGCCTCCCTCGTTGTGATACATCATATAATATACCACGTGCTTCATTCCAATGTCCAATCAATTTTACACGGCAACGAACAAAACGGGCATGAACACGGTGTTTAACCGCGCCATCTAATGCAGGGGCAACATAAGGAGTCCAATATAAAGGGTCGCTTTGGCGCACGCGGTATCCTATTGCCGCATAACAATTAAAACTGCCCGCAACAAGCACCCGCACTTGCGAAGTAAAAAGCGCCCCGTCGCCGAACATAACCTCGCCGGTTTCGAGTTCGCCATCTAATGGTATGCCTCGGAAACGGCAAAGATTACCATCGGTATCAAACATGGCAATGCCGGTAAACGGTACTTCGGACGTGCGGTTGGGTAAGCCAGGAATGGTAGGCGTTGTCGGCGCGTCGGGGTCTATGGTTTGTATGATTCCGTTAACTAGGTTATTTGATAAACCACTTAAAAATCCTTCTTCGCCAAGTAGTGTTAAGTCACCTACTTGACCGAGCCAGCGGGCTTTAATACCAGGTGCCCGACTCCAATTTCCCGTTAGATAGTTATAAATATATAACACAAACGAGCCATCAGTAGTCGGAACACTCCAATAAACCAAATGCGCTTGACGATTAGCCGCCCCGCTAATTTCTTTAATGCGGGTCAGGTCTAATTCATTCATAATGGTAATGTTAACTTTATCCACACCCAATGGGATAGAAGTTTGCCCGGTGAAACGATAGAAGCCATCCAGCGCGAGGTAAAATATACCTCGACCGCCATCAGGCATATTACCAATATCGACAATAGAATTGCCATGCAAGCATCCGCGCCCCTTTTCCACTTCATCAAATTGGAAAACCAACGGTGCGCCAATATATGTTGCACGCCATATCGAATTTTCTTGAAAGATAACGCCATACTCGCCCCCTACAAGCCCTGTAACCCGCCCGCCTGTGCCCGCCAAGTCCTGAAAGTCGGCTTGGGTTTCGGGGTCAGGTTTCCATGATAGAGGATTATCTAGCGCACACCACCGCACCCGCTGCGCCCGCACACCATCCTCATCCACGACATTGCCGAGCATAACGAATTGACGTATGGTAGCGATAAACGCCCCGCGCGGGGCTTCGTCGATCTTTGAGACAACGCTCGCAGCGCCATCTAAATCGTAGCGATAGGTATCTTCTGATTCATCGCACACAATAAGATAGGGGCCGTAAACGGTATATTGCCACGCTTCGGCGCTCATGGTTTGTGACGAAATAGAATACGCGCCGGAGTTTGTAATGCGCCAAAACCCCTTTGGCGTCATCGCAATACCCCGCATATCCCGGCTCGTCCCGCTCGCCCATACTGCTTTAACGACACCGGAAATCTTTAAGCCAGTCGGCGTTGGCGCAGGCAAACTATGGTAAACCCCGGCGATAAACGCAGCATTGTTTGCCACATTCGCGCCCGGATTCATTAAATCGGGGCGGTCAGGTAGCCATTCACCGAAATCAGCGGCTTCAAAACGTCGCGGCATGAATCCGCCCCGTTGACGCGCGATTGGTATATTCAAAGTCTAAGCGTTGCAAGGCTTCGCCTTCAATCGCCCGCACCATCATGGCCGCCTCTTGGTCAAAGAGCACGCCCATATAAAGGTAATACTTAGCGCGGTTGCGAATTAGTTCTTCGGCGGTTGTATACCAAAAGCAGTCGTTAACCGCGCGTTTGAAATAATACGACATGAAAAGAGGCCAGCGGTCATAAGGAATCGGATAGAGCCGCAATGTATGCGCCCATGTCGCATAGTCTTGCGGTTGGCCTTTCCAGTAGTTATGGCCCCAATCAATTTTCTCTAAATAATCCCAATCGCGCGGATTGAGCGGGTAAATACTGTTAAATATCAATAACTTAACAGTTTGTATCGCTACATAGTCATCGGGCAGGTCGTAAAATTTCTTATCGGGCGCGGTGCAAGATTCTACAGTTTTCTCGCCCCAAGTTGTCCTTAGAGGTTGAAAATGCAAAATAGCATCTTGCACCGACCGCTCGATTGCGGGCATAATATCGCCCCGCGCCATTTCATACGCGATTTGGGCGCACATAGTAGCGAAATCGCTCATAGCGACCCGCTACCTAGTTACTGCATTGATACGTAATGCCGAACCGAATAGTTGCAGGCGATTCCAAAGCCCCGGTAGCGTTAACCGTTGGCTTGAGCGCTATGGTCAATGGCACCACGTTACCGTTCTCGAAAATAACAGGAACGGTGTAACCGTAGGTTTCGGGCACTTTGTTTGTTTCGGGAACTAACCCGCCCGCCATGCCGGTCGAAGCCGCATTGATGAATTTAACGCCAGCTTCGACGCCAACCACATCAAACGCAAACGACGCGCCACTATCGAGGATTCCGGTATAGCAGAACCACGAAAGAACGGTGGCGTCGATAGGCAAGTAGCAAAGAATAACGCTATCTTCGGTCGTTAATTGCGTTCCAGCGGGCAAAACGACTTCACTAACTACTCCGGCTACTGCTTCAAAAACGAAGCGCGCAGGGCGCGTAGGAAGCGCCGTAAGCGGGTTAACTAAAGCTTTGTTTGAATAATAAATGGTCATGTCGGCCTCGCTTAGTGCTTGGTTGCGTAAGTTGGAACGACGAGACTTGAGAAGCTTTGATTATTGAAAACCAAGCGCTTCAAGCCGAACACGAAACCCGCGCTCACGCCAAGCTGATTACCATAATCGAAAAGCTCTTCAACCCATGTCGCGCGTTCAGGGCTATTGTCACGACCAAAAGCGATTGCCGCGCTTTGTGCGCCGCAGAAAACCGCACGCTTGACCGTAGGAACTGCCGCGCCTGTAGAAGCGACACCACTTGTAACGCGGAATGACTCGTGCATGATAACGTTATTGTAAACGCCTAGCGCCCCGGTGAAGATTGGGTTATCAGCAAGCTTGCCGCCTGCCAACTGCATACGTTGAATATCGTACCATGAACCCGCCGCAGTAGAGGAACGGCGCAAGTCATAAACTTGGTAAGGATGTAAGAACATAACGTAGTATGAATCGCCACGAATTTTAATGGGGCGAATCATAGGCGTTAAGGTGCGGGCGGTTTCGACGCAACGGTCAATAACCGACAGATCGAAAACATCCGTTGGTTTAAGTTCTTCGTCAGCGGCCGTTTGCCCGACGCGGATAATATGGTCAGCATCATAAGGCATAATGGCATTGTTACCGGAGAACCGTAAATCGGTGGCTGGTGTGAACCCGCACAACTGATTGAACAGGGCAATATCGAACCTATCCGCCCACCAGTCCTGCAAGCCAGAGCGGGCTTCTTCGCGTATTTCAAAAGGAATACGTTGCTCGGACATTTTACCGGCAGAACGCACGGCATGGCGTAGTTGGTTGATTAAGAGCGCGTCAGAATAGGTCGTTAAGGCTTCTTCTTGCCCTTCGAGCGTCCCGTCACCAATGATACCGCCGCCGGACAACAACATGCGAAGGCCAATAGTGATTTGATCGCCCGCGCTTTTAGAAGTCTCGTCGCGCGTTTGAATTAAAGA